CGATATCCGCAAAATCGCCGACAACATTTGAGGCGACGTTTTTGTAGACGTTCTCGAGCTCCTTGGCTGCCTCGCCGGTTGCGCCGGTCGCCTTGATAACGTTGTTGGTACCCTCTTGTACCTCGTTGAAGGCGTCAAACCCCATCTTTCCAATGCCGATAAACGCCGCACCGACTGCAGCCGGGACAGCGAATTTGCTAAGCACGCTCCCGAGCTTGCCGTTGAATAGCTTCCCGGCAGACTCTCCCGCTTTTGACACGCTATCATTGAGCGGGTTCACTATGGAATTTATAACCTCAGTTGACGTCCCGTCCGATTTAGGTACGACCGTCACAAAGGCTCTAGCAACTTCTACTCCTCCGCCTGCCATCGCTTACTCCTTTTTATTCCACCAATTCCAGAAATCCTTGATTGGTATTGCGCCCTTGCCTATGCCTCGCCTGTTCTTCGGTCTCGGATATGCTTTCGGCTTCCGTCCCTTTTTGGTCTTGGATGCGACAAATGCATCCAACAGGTCAGCCAGGATGGCGTTTGTTTTCATCGTCGTATACCACTCTCCAACGTCGTCCTTTGGATTGATACTCCGATTGAGCGCCGAATCGGGTGGTAAATGGTTGATAAATGATACAAGGGCGACCATTCCAGCCGCCCCCATGCTCATCATTTCGTCCAGCGTCCGCCCTGTGCGGGTCATCAGGTCATACTCGATCGCCCGATCGTGATCCCTGAGTAGCCGCACAAGGTCTAGGATTCCCCCACGGACGCACCCTGTCCGTTGGACTCCTCTCCCCATGCTTTGAGGATTGCGGAGACCGTTGCGATCGGCAGGTCGTCAACCACGTCGCCGATATGCTTCCGTAGGATCTTGACCTGCACCTCAAACAGGTTGTCCGCTCCGGCCTCTTTCATCGCCATGAGATCGCCGACCGGCAGTGATGCCGCAAGGGGGATTTTGTAGGTCTTCTTGGAGCCCTCGATCTGGAACTCCATGAACTCAGGTGCGTCTTTACCAAATTTCCGCATGTCGATATCTCCTTAATTTGCCTTATGCGCTGACGACTCCGTCATCCGTCATGATATAAATGCACTCGCCGTTTTCATCCGGGTAGCATGACAGCGTCACACCCCAGCCAACAGCGGCATTGGATGCAAATGTGACCTCGGATACTTCCGTGACCTGTCCATTCGGGACAGTGATTACAATGCGAGCGTCGCCGTCCTTCATCAGGAATACCCATGACTGAGCCTCCGGCAGGTGTGCTCCGAGTGCTGTGCGGGTCTGCTCGCCGTGAGTTTGTGTTGCCGACTCGGTTGTCACATAGTCCTCGCCGAATGCGACGCCCATTGCGCCCGGGTTTGTGGAGATCATCGTCCACGCAAGTGTGCCGTCAAATGATTCCAGTACCTTGCGGACGGTTGCTCCGCTCCAGTCCTTAATTTCTGTCGTGCTCATCGCCGGTGTGAGTGTCAGTCCGTCCTCGGAAACATACTCATTGCCGACAAAAGCCTCGTTGAGTGCGACGCTCGCTTTGGTGATGTCCGACAGTGTCGGCATGACCGTACCAAGCGGAGCGTGCTTAATGGCACCCGTTGTCTTCTGGTCCGGTGCGCCAATTCTTACGTCCTGTGTTCTAGGCATTACTTAGCCCTCCTTTACTCGTGTCAATATCAAAGCCTTGAAGGTCGCCCGCCTAAGCGTCGGGTGCCTCGGGTCTGGGTTGTTGTACGGCAGCGTCATGATATCTGACGCATAACAGGTTGTCCCGGCATTGTCGCCCGGAAGATCACGCACCCACCCGCACAGGCTTGATGCGGCTTCCATAGCGTCCGCTGCGTCGGCGGCATACACATCGAAATCAATGTTGTGGTTCTCGACAACCATGTCCGACGTGAATCCGCCAGTTCGCACGACGTGAACGTGCGGAAGTACAGCCCCCAGTGATGCCGGGATGTCATGCGCCGACGAACTGTAGCCCTCAGCGTCTAGCAGTACCGCAAGCGCTGTCTCTATGTCGTTGGAATAAATCATGCGTGCACCGCCTTTGTTAGTACCTTGTCAACTGCCTCGTAGTAGGCGCCGGTGTATTCGTCGGACGACACAAATCCGGCTGCCGTATAGTTGCTGTGAGTGGCTGCAGCATAGCCGAAGTGCTCACCGGCTTCACTTGCGATCCGCTCTCCAGCAGCATCCACAGCCGCCTGCATGCCCGCCGACTTGAATATCTCAATCCAACCCTTACTGTTGTGTTCGATCCGTACCTTTGCGCCCATATCAGCCCTCCCAGCGTACAAGCGTGCAGCGTGTGGAGCTCACCCGACCGGTCGGGGACTTCGTGTGGAATACCTCGCCGTCAATGTCGTAGGTCGCACCATTCCAGATCACCCTGTCGCCCGGGAGGATATCAGCGTCATACATCGCCCGCAGTGTCCGCCTGTCGCTGACCTGCAGTACCCGATCGCCAAACTCCCGTGTGGTTGACTGCGCCACAACATGCACATTTGTGACCTCGTGAGTCGTTGCATTTGTCCAGTCACGCAGCTCCATGCCGTTCTTTTTGATGATCGGTGCCCGCTGAATCGTGACCGTGTCTGTCATAAAGCTAAGCGGCATGGCTGCTCACCACCTTATAAGGCTCCAGTGCGTTGCGCTGTTGAGCCGTGAGAGATGCGGCAATGCTGGAGGCGCTCTGACTGTAGCTGATGCTCACGCCGTCAGCGCTCTCGGATGCCACTCCAGCAGATACCGACAGCACCCCGGCAGTGATCGCCGCCACCGCCTCGGCCAAGTCCGGGACGGCCTCGACGTCATACCCCGCCGTGTATGTGACCTCGATTGCGCCCCACTGGTTGCTCCATTTGTCCTTGCGCCTGATTAATCCATCCTTGCGCCACTCGTACCCGTCCGCCGTCAGCTCCTCGCCATGTTCCGTCACGCTCGCAACCTCGCTCGCGTATGCGGCAGGCAGGCGCTTGACTGATCCACTGCCTTTAGGCTCGGCAACGCACTCCATTGACGGGCAGACATGCCACCCGCAATAGTTCCTGATCGCCTGTGACGCCGCCTTGAGAGCGGACTCAACACGGGGATTGGACAGATATGCGTTGCCGGTGATCACGGCGAACTGAGACGGCGTCAGCAATGGGTCGAGCTTCCCGCTCACGTCATAGCCCCAAGCTGTTCTCATTTGTCATCACCGCCCGCCGCTTTATTTTTTGTGGTTTTTTTCGCCTTGTTTGCCGGAGCCTTCGTCGCTTTTTCCTCGACGGGAACTGCGCCCCGGTAAAATTTCACATCGGCGTCCTCAAGCTGCACGGTGATTCCGTTCCAGAGATAGTTCTTCATTGGTCTCCTCCTTTCAATAATTGAAAAGGGATGACCGAAGCCATCCCCGTAAATTAAGCCGCCTGAGTAATCAGCTTAAATCCAAGCGGACGTCTGACCGCAAGGGCAAGTCTCTCCTCGGCACGGATTGTCATAAGGTTTTTGACGAAGTCGTCTTCATTTGTGTTGGTCGACTCAACAGACACGCCGCCGTTCTGTACGACAGATGCGCATGTCTTAAATGCGCCGACGATGATCTGCTTAGCTCCAACTGCCTCAGATACGCATACCGGAATTCCCCAGAGGTTCGGGATGTTCTGTGCGCCGAAGAATCCGCCGCCGAAATACTCGCCCGTGCCGGACGCCTTTGCGGTCCTCAGGGTATACCACATTGACGGGTGCAGTACGATGGCATCAGCCGCAAAGCCTGTCTGCGCCTGTACGTCCATTGCTCCCTGCAGGATGCCCTCGGCAATGTCTGTTGCGGTTGCGCTTGCTGCGAGTGATCCGGTCTGGATGCCGCTCGTGCCGGTCAGGTCGGTAACCAGTGTGTTCTGCTCGACAAGTCCGAGCTCGTACAGCAGTCTGCCGTTGATTGCGGATGCCAGGAATGCATAATCGTTGATGTACTCATCGGACTCTCTCAGATGGCATGCAATTTTCTTGAGGGATACAGTTTTCGGCGTCGGGTCAGCGAAATGCACCTGCGGCTTTTCAGCGCCCTCAGCAGTAACAGCCGGAGCTCCCTCGATCGCACCCTCGACCAGATATACCAGTGTTGATCCGCTGATATTCTCGGAGCCGAAAAGGTCACGGATCACGAGCGGAGTGCGTGCGCCTTCTACCACATTTCTGTCAAATGTGGTTGCAAAGTCAACAGCGCCTGCCGGGCTTGTCTGCACGGTGGTAGCTGCCTTAAAAGCCGGTGCGGAGATGCTGAATCTCTTGCCATGTTTGGTTGCTTTAAGTGTCTCAACAAAGTTTTCGCCAAGGTTCTTCGGCATGATCATTCCCTCCTCATCGTTGTCCGGCTTACCCTCGTTGCTCCCGAGTGACTTAATAAGTGCTTCAGCCTCGTCGGCTGCATTCATGTTCTTCTGTGCGTCTTCCACTGCCTTGACGGCTGCCTGCAGCTCCTCGGCTGTCTTCTCGCCGGATTCAAATCCCGCTTTGATTTCAACAAGCTCGGCCTGCGCTTTTTCCAGTTTTTCTTTCAGATTCATTTTTTAATCCTTTCGATAAGTGCGTTAGCATGTTTCAACAGAGCGTCCGTATCGATTTTCGGCTCCTCGGCGTTGACCGTGCCCGGTTCCTCCGCCTTGGCTTCGATCTCTTCGTCCGGCTCATTATCATCAAGCTCCCCAAGGACTTCCTGTAGGAGCGAGATTGCCTGTCTCAATTTATCCTCATCTTTGGCGCTGTTCCGGCGCCCTGACTTGACCTCAACAACGCCCGTGTCGGGGTTTGCCGGGTACATCACCAAGCTGACCTCATGAATGTTCAGCTTTCGGAGCTCGTTGGCCGTGCGTCCGTCCTCGAGCTTGACCTCAGCCTGATCCAGAACGTCATAAGCAAACGAGACTTTGCACAACCGTCCGTCAAATGCGAGCTGACGGGCTCTCTGTGCTTCCGGCGTGTCATCAAACGACGCTTCGAACTTCAGCCCGTGATCATCCTCGGTCAGGTCAAGGATGGTGCCGATATAGTTTTTAAGATCGTTTGCGTCGTGATTGAACAACAGCGGGATAGTCTTGCCCTCCGCCCGGATGCGCTCAATGCACTCAGCAAACGCTCCCTTGGCAACAATGTCCCCGTAGCTGTCCGGCTCCCGTGTCCATGTTGATGCGTAGCCGATTATCGTGCCGGTGTCGGCTTTTATGTAGTAAGTCTTTGTCTTAATCATTGTTCCTCCGCCTTTCTTCCCGGCGTACCATTTTTCTATGCCGTCAAATGTCTGCTCCGGGCGTCCGTCTTCCGTTGCCCGTTCCAGACATATCCCTTTGCCCGGGTCGAGCTCGATGAACTCAGCGCCCGCCTCTTCGTATCGCTTAATATGGTCATCCGATGGTGATGTATGGATGATCCACGACTCCTCCTCAGGATGCTTCAGCGCTGTCGCAATCGCTCCCTCACGGGCAGCAAATGCCGCCTCCCGGACGATCCCGTCCGCCTCATGGCTCTTGGATGCTCCGAGCGTCAGGGCAATCCGGTCATAATCAACCCTCAGATCGCCGTCCTTTGCGTGCTCCTCAACGTAGGTCGATTTCCCGGCGCAGGGAGCTCCTGTAATCACATGTATCATCAGTCCCTCACCTCGATTTCCAATACGCACTGACAATTAGCCACATCCTCAACGCCCAGCGCATCAACGTCGCCCGGCCACATCGCCCCGTTGCTGAATGGCTCGTCATACTGCACCGTCTCGCCGTTCATGGCTGCATGCGAGCTCCTCGGGTTGCTGGATGTGACCACCCATGTCTTGTACACATTCTCGCCACGGTGCTCATTCTGTC